ATTGATATTAAATCTCCTGGACTAAATGATATGGTAGAACCCGCAATTCTTCAGTATCATTATCCTGTAGAGAAAGCAATTGATGGTTATGTGAAACTCTTTTATGATGCAATCAACGAAGATCAATCGCACTTTGTTCATGCTGATGAGGTATTAGAATCTTGGAGAATTGTTGATGATCTTTTATGCACTGGAGATCAATGTAGGATTATGACAATGCCATATCTTTATAATGAAGGTGTTTGGGGACCTTGGCAAAAAACAGAACTGATTACTAAGTGGGACTATCCACTCAAATTAAAATAGGAGTAAAAAATGAAAGTTGGATTAATTGGATTGGGTAGAATGGGAGAAGGAATGTCCCGTCGTATGATGAAAGCAGGAATAGAAGTTTGGGGTTATAGGAGGAATTATGAAAAGGCTCAGGAAGCTTATGAAAAGGGATTTGTTAATGGAGTTACAACTACTATTCAAAATCTTGTTCAAGTAGTTAAACAAACAAAAACTGGTGGAACACAACCTGGTATTTTTCAGATGGTTGTGCCCGCAGAAACCGTAGAGGAGACAATCAATGAGTTACTACGATATTGTGGTGAAGGAGATATTATTATTGATCATGGCAATAGCAATTTTAAAGACAGTCGGAAGAGAGCAGAACGTCTGGCAAAACTGGGTATCCAATATATTGATTGTGGCACTAGCGGTGGTGTTTATGGTTTGGATCGTGGATACTGTCTTATGGTTGGGGGTGGAAATATTGCAGTCGCCACTTGTTCGCGCATTTTTGATGCCCTCTCCCCAGGAATTGACGCTGCCCCCAGGACTCAATTTGACTCAGACATAACCTCTGCAGAACATGGTTGGTTGCATTGTGGTGGTCCTGGTGCAGGACACTTTGTAAAGATGGTGCATAATGGTATTGAGTATGGTATTATGCAAGCATACGCAGAAGGATTTAACATCATCAAGAACGCTAATGCAGGTGCCCAGTATGTCAGAGAAGGAGATGCAGAGGTTGCCCCTATGGCGGATCCAGAAAGTTACTGCTATGATATTGACGTTGCTGAGGTTGCTGAGTTATGGCGTCGTGGTAGCGTGGTTGGGTCTTGGTTACTTGACCTTACTGCTGATGTGTTACGCAGGGATGGTGTCCTTAAACAGTTCTCTGGAGGCGTATCCGACAGCGGTGAGGGTCGTTGGACTGTTTCTGCCGCTGTGGATCTGGGGATTCCCGCTCCTGTCATTACTACTGCCCTATTTGAAAGATTTAACTCACGCAATCTCGGATCGTTCGGAGCAAAAATCCTAAATGGAATGCGTTACATGTTTGGAGGACACCACGTTAGATAAAATGATTAGTTCAGAAACCCCTTATAAACTAGCAGAAATTGTTAGAGACACTTGGCCCCAATTGTATCGACCATCAAAAAAAGAACCCAAGAAAAAAACTAATAACTAAATACTTCAAAATCTTTTTTGTAATATTCTTCTATATTCTTCACAATATTTTTTGTCATTGAATATTCTTTTCTTTTCGGATTTAATTCTGTATCTTCGTCTCCCCAATAAGAATATTCTTTATCTTCTAGAACATCTCTAGTTAATTCATAATACCAAGATCTAAAATTTTTTGTTAGACCATTTTCAAATCTCCATATTAAAGTGTTTGGACCAATGAATTCATGTTGTGGTCTAAACCAATTTTTAGCATAATGACTAGTCATACGCTCATATTCAATCCAATAACAAAACCCATCATAATCTTCTAATTGATCTAAATCTTCTTTACCATATCCTCTTTTAATAGCAACATTAGAAAATTCTGATTTAAACCTATCTATTGGATTTCTTATTACTGCAAACTGAATGGATTCTGCAACATCCTCTAGGTATTCATATAATGGATAATGTAAATGAAAACACTCTATTCCATATAAATGTAAATCGTCGCTACAATGCAAGACTTCATAGTTATTGTGAACGAGTGTTTGAGTTATAAATCTCCCACCAGTCCTTGGAATATGGACATGAAATGCTTTAATGTTGTCTTTAACAAATAGCGTCATCGGATATAATTAAATATATTCTATAATTATAACATTAATTTTGAAATCAAAACACAAATCATGTTGTAAAGAACATTAATGTATAAAATAGAGAGCAGCAATGAATTGATTATGCCAACACAGTCAACTTGGATTTCTTTTTTTATTATTTTTTCTTTAATTTTACTATTTGCATATTGGGGAGTTAATAACGCTTATGCCTAGAGGAAACGTAACTAAAGACATTATAAAATGTGAGATTCTTAAATTAAAATTAGAGTTAGATAAGGAATGGATGAATAAATCTGGATACGACCCAAAGTGGTTAGCTCATCATTATTTAAATAAGGTATTAGATAAACTTGATGAGTATGCTAGATAAATATATTGAGACCCTAAAGGTAATATAAATGGCAGCAGTACCTTTGAACCTTACTCTAGAACAAGGGGCAGATTTTAATGTAAATTTTACAGTAAGGAATAAAGATTTAACCCCACTTAACTTGTTGGGTTATACTGCTTCTAGTGAAATGAGAAAACATCATACCTCTACTAGAAGTTACTCTTTTAGTATTACCTTTGTTGATAGAGTACAGGGTAAGATTTCCATTGGTATGTCAGATGCAATAACTGCAACTATTCCAGAAGGTAGGTACGTATATGATGTGTTTATTGAATCTTCTAATGGAACAAAAACAAAAGTAATTGCTGGTATGGTATTAGTTCATCCAGGAGTTAGTTTCTAATGTCTGATTATACAATTACTTTAGATGAAGACCAAGGAATAAGTATTGCTAGAGAAGATTATATAATTACTCTAGATAATGGACAAGATGCGAGTATTGGAAGTCCCGATTACAGGATTGGGGTTAATTTTGAGATACCTTCAAAAAGTGTTCAGTATACAAATCTTATTCTAGATGATATATCATCAGAATTTAATGGGTCAAGAAATACATTTAATTTAACTGTAAATGGTGAATCATATACCCCAATTAATGCTCAACAATTAATTATATCTTTAAATGATACTATTCTAAGTCCAGGAATAGACTATAATGTTTCTGGAAGCACCATAATTTTTACCAATCCTCCAGCAGCAAATGTTGGTGGGTCTAATGAATTTTGGGGAGTTGCTCTTAGAACAGTTGCTGATCTTACTAGGACAATTAATTTTGTTTTGGATAATGGATCATTTGATATTACTCCAGGAGTAAAAGGATCTCTTGGATTGGATGTATCTGGAAGAATTGAGTCGTGGACAATAGTATCTGAAGAAACAGGGTCTATTGTTATAGACATTAGAAAAGACCAATACAATACATATCCAGACAATTTAACCTCAATTGTTGGAAGTGAATATCCTAGGTTGATTAATCAATCAAAAAATAGAGATGAATCTCTTTCAACATGGGCAACTGATGTTGTTGCTGGAGATATACTTGATTTTAGAGTTATTTCATGTACAGGAATTACAAAATGCTCTTTATTTTTAAGGTTAAACATCTAAAATAAAAAGTATACTTTTGTATAAATAACTGATAGGAAGCAAATGTCAATTAAACGGAGTCCGCTCACATGGCTTTATTAGTATCCGACGCAGGTGAACTTCAGTCGCTAAGATACCTTGTTAATTCAAATCGCAATATTCCAAGGAACTTAATTCTTAAACTGTACACTTCAAATACAGTTCCAGTTGAGACTGACGTTCCATCACAAACCAAGTATTTTGAACCATATGATTCTACTGGACTGGTAGGATATGGTACTGCACCTTCAACTGGATATCCTCCAGTTATCAACGCAAGAAATGACGAAGATTATACCAGACAGTATGGAATTCTTTTAAATGGAAGTCAGTGGAATGTAAGAACCATTCTATCTGCAATTGCCACTACAACTGGAAGTGGTAATATTAACGAATATACAATTACCGTAGCATCTGTTTCCAATATTGCGGTTGGTCATTATGTAAGTGGTGGTGGAGTTGGAACCAATGCAGTTGTTGCTGCTATTGA